ATTACATTTATAACAAATCGTCATACAAGGTTCTGTTCAAGACTGGTCAAGTCGTGCATATGTTTGGTGCTGACTCGCCTGATGCTGGTCGTGGTCTAAACCTTTCAGGTGCGTGGCTAGATGAATTAGCCATGTGGCCATATCCGTATGAAACATGGACAGAAGGTTTAGCACCAGCACTCCGTATTGGTACACGCCCAAGAGTTGTAGTTACTACTACTCCTAAGCCAATCAAATTGCTCCGCGACTGGACGACGCGAACTGATGGTTCTGTATATGTTACAAGAGGTTCAACTTTTGATAACAGTAAGAACCTTTCAGAGACTGCGCTCGCGGAACTTAAAGCGCGATATGAAGGTACGCGCACAGGAAGGCAAGAGTTATATGGCGAACTACTTGACCAAGCCGAAGGTGCGTTATGGGTACGCAATTGGATTGAAGACACTCGCGTAACATCAGAACAAGTACCGCCTCTGTATCGAATTGTAGTTGCGATTGACCCAGCAGTTACTAGCGGAGAAGACAGCGATTTAACAGGTATCGTTACTGCTGGTATTGCGAACAATGGTCACTTCTATGTATTGGCAGATGACACGCTACGCGCTACGCCGAACGAGTGGGGTAAAGCAGCGATTGAAGCATTCCGTAAATGGAAGGCAGACAGAATCGTTGCTGAAACTAACAATGGTGGCGATATGGTTGTCATGGTGTTACAGCAGGTAGATAGAAACGCACCAGTAACCAAGGTTCATGCTACTCGAGGAAAGCGTATGAGAGCCGAACCGATATCAGCACTCTATGAGCAACAAAGAGTTCACCATGTGGGAGCATTCCCAGAGTTAGAAGACCAGATGGTTATGTGGACTCCCGAATCAAATGAATCACCAGATAGATTAGATGCGCTAGTATGGGCATTGACAGAATTAAAAGATGGCGCAGTCGCATTGGGTAGCCTCGCTGCTATGTCTATCATCTGTGCTAAATGCCAGATGCCGAATACAAAGAGTTCAACGATTTGTCAGTATTGCAACGAGCCACTAGGAGAATAAATGGCAGTCACCTACAACACCACGATTGACCAAGGTGCTGATTGGTTCATTAACTTTACTTATGAAAACCCAGCAGGAACTCCTGTCAATCTAACTGGGGCAACTGCCGCACTTCAAATTAGAACTTCGCCTCTTGCTAAGACTGCTGTACTTACACTAACATCAGCAGCAGGTGGCGGTATTACTATTACTGCGAATACTGGATTGATTGCTTGTCGCGCTACAGCAACACAAACAACAGCAATCACAAATGGCAGATATGCTTACGATTTAGAAATAACACAGAACAGTATTGTGACTAGATTAGTCCAAGGAACTATTGAGGTAAGCCCACAGGTGACGCGAACATGAGTGATGATGTAATTATTGTTCAACCGATAATTCCCAATGTAACAATTGCTACTCCTGGACCACAAGGACCAGCAGGAGAGTTCAGTCCGGGAGATGTCGCATATACTCATACGCAATCCGTGTCAAGCGCGACTTGGACTATCAATCATAATCTAGGGTTCAATCCAGTAGCAGTAGTATTAGATTCTGGCGGAACACAATGCGAAGGCGCAGTAAGTTATCCAACAACAAACCAAATGGTGATTGTTTTTACAGGGGCATTCACCGGCATCGCATACATAGTCTAGGAGACAACAATGGCTCGTAAATTTCTGGTCAGCATTGACCTAAGTAAGAATGAATTACAAAATGCAGTAATTCAGAACTTGGCTACTGCGCCATCTTCTCCTGCTGCTGGTCAGGTCTATTACAACACAGTTGATAACCAACTGTATATCTACAACGGAACTCGTTGGGAAGTTGCTGGTAACGCAGTTCAATCAGGCTTACTTTCCAATCGTCCTGCTGCTAACTCTGTTGATGCTGGCACTATTTACTACGCGACTGATAACTATCTTTTCTATTACTCAGATGGCTCAACATGGGCACAAACAAATCAGTTCGGTACAGTAACATCGCAGACTACATATGGTGCTGCAAGTGCTAACGGAACATCAACTGATTATGCTCGCGCTGACCACACACACGGAACGCCAGCACTAGGAACTTCAACACCAACTGCAATTACAGGTACTGCTTCTGCTGGTACTGCGACTGTTCCTTCGAAGGAAGACCACACACACGCATTTACGCCAACACAAGATTTATCAATGGCGACATTCAAACTTACTAATGTTGGAACTCCAACATCTAGCGCAGATGCAGCAACTAAAGCATACGCAGACACAATGCTTCCTCTTGTTGGTGGCACTATGTCAGGTGCTATCGCTATGGGAACAAACAAGATTACAGGTCTTGGTACACCAACAGCAGATGCAGACGCAGCGAACAAGGGTTATGTTGATTCAGTCGCTCAGGGATTAGATACAAAAGCATCAGTAGTCGCAGCAACCACAACTGCTGGAACTCTTGCTACATCATTCGCCAATGGCGAGGTAGTTGATGGCGTAACGCTTGCTACTGGTAATCGTTTGCTTATTAAGAACCAAGCAGACGGAACAGAGAATGGTATTTATGTAGTAGCAGCATCAGGCGCACCTGCTCGTTCAGCCGATATGAATGATGGCTCAGAGTTTCCAAGTGCTTATGTATTCGTTGAGCAAGGAACAGTCAATGCCGATACTGGTTGGGTATGTACTAACAACTCACCTGTAACTCTAGGAACGACTGTCATTGTCTGGACACAGTTCAGCGGTGCTGGTACATATACAGCCAACAATGGTGTTGTCCTCAATGGCTCAGTATTCTCATTCGCTCCTGAAAGCGGTAAAGGATTACAGACAAGTTCAAGTGGCGCAGCAATCAAACTTGCTACCACATCAGGTCTAAATGTAACTACTGACCTAGCCGTAGGTGCAGGACTCGGTATTTCTGTTCTTACTAATACAGTTGCTATTGATACAGCAGTAGTAGTTCGTAAGTTCGCAGCGAATGTCGGAGATGGCTCTGCTACTTCATACACAATTACACACAATCTAAATACGCGTGATGTTCAGGTAGTCTTATTTGATAACTCATCACCATACGCAGAAGTAATCGCTGATGTAGCGCATACAACTGTAGATACTGTTACACTACAATTCTCTATCGCACCAACTTCAAATCAATATCGTGTAGTTATTCAAGGCTAAGGGGGCAAAGCCTGTGGGTCTATTTGATAGATTCGCTCAGCGAGTAGCAGCAGAGATTGTAAAAGCACCTAATCTTCCTGCTGGTTCAGTTACTATGACTGAAGCCGAAATGGTATCTCGCTCAGGAATCATGAACCAGCAGTACGGACAATCAACTGCGCTTCCGCGTAATGCTGTATGGCCAACTGTTCCTTTCACTCCCGGCAATCCTTTAATTCCCGGAGCGATTAACCCAGTCCGTGAAGATGGACGCGCTGACCCTCGTCGTTACGAGTATCAAGTTGCGCAGAACATCAACATCACGCCTACTAAACTCGTACCATTTCAGACACTCCGACAGACTGCTGACCAAGTAGATATCATTCGTCGTTGCTTAGAAGTAATCAAAAACAAGATTACTTCTATGGACTGGGATATCGTTTTATCAGAAGACGCATCTGAAAAGATTTCTGCTGAGTCAGGCAAGGACCATGTACGCGCAATGGCTGATGCTCGTGGCAGATACACAGAAGACATTAATCGTCTTCGTAACTTCTGGGAACAACCAGATAGAGCCAATGGATATACATGGGCTGACTGGTTAAACATCTTTCTTGAAGACAGTTTAGTTCTTGATGCTGTTGCTATATGGCCACAGAAAGCAGTGAACAACGACCTCTATGGTTTTCAATTACTTGATGGCTCAACAATCAAGCCACTCATTGATGACAGAGGTATGCGCCCAATGGCACCGAACCCTGCGTTTCAGCAGATTCTGTTCGGCTTCCCTCGCTCTGAATTCATGGCAACTAATGACGCAGAAAATGCAGATGGTGAATTCACATCAGATGAACTTACATATCTTGTAAAGAATCGTCGTACTTGGTCTGTCTATGGGTTCAGTCCTGTTGAACGCTCATTACCTTTGGCTGATATTTACCTACGCCGACAAGACTGGATTCGCAAAGAATATACAGATGGCGTAACACCTGAATTGATGATGAAGACCGATGCTAACTTCGGTAACAATCCAGACTTAATTCGTGCATACGAAAACATTT